GTTTGCGGTCAATTTTCTGGAGAATGTCGGCACTGCGTTCGTTTGCGTTTGCATTGCGTTCGTCAATGCCAACCACAGGAGGCAACATCGCCGACATTGCTACTCGCATTGCGGCTGTCGTGTTAAAAGCACCCGTTAAACCTCTCAATAATCCACGAGAACGCACCCCACCGTCCTCCATCCCGTCAATCTCTGGAATTTGCACATCCGCAACGTCCATAGCTTCTCGTTTCGCTTTCATTTGAACAGCGATTTCTTGTTGGGCTTTTGTATAGCGTTCATCTGCGGCAGCGGCTTCTCGTTTAGCTTGCATGACCCTTGCGTCCAACTTTTCTTCCAACGCCTGCATTTTGAAAGCGTGTTCGATGCGTTTACGTTGCAAATCTAATTCTCGTTTTTCTTGGTTATTGATGTCGTCGGCTTCGCTCATCAAGTCCATGTACGCGCCTTTGAGAATCGTGTCGTGATAGCGTTTGCTTGCGTCCTCAATCCATTGCTGTTCTGCCTGTGGTCGCCACGAATCCCGTGTCGCCATTGAATCTAAAAAACTGCCCGTGTGATGATCTTCGATATACTTATCGAGGTAGGCTTCCGTCATTGGTCCAGGGTCTGGCATAAAAAAGGTAGTGCCAATCGCATGTTCAAGGTCAAGCAGGTTGCGAGAAAGCGTGTTAACCATGCTTTCATAAGACTTGATGATCCCATCAAAAGTAGATAGAAAACCATCTTTCAGCCAGAACCAAAAGTCCTCCCATAAGACTTCCAAACCCGCAATTAGTATTTCCATTGCAAGATCAAGGTTGCCTGCTTTCAGTGCGGCGACAATACCCATAACCGCAACATGTGCGTTCTGTTTCATATGCGTCCAAACGCCGATCGAATAGTCTTGGAAATTCTCTAGGTTCTTGCCAGCGGTCGCAATTCCTATTCCTAACAACGTGAACGCTGCGAGAGCTATTTTGGGAAACGCAATTAATAACCCGAACGTAAATAACACTGCCTTACTAATCCCAAGCAATGCGGTCATCGCTACAGATAAAACTCCAACGGCTTTTGCGACCACAAATGATGCTGCGCTTAATCCAATAAAACCAAGTACCAACTTGCCGATCATCATAATCACCGGCTTTTGCGTTTTGACCCATGCAATCACTGACGCCGCCATGCTATTAAATCCTTCAATGCCGTCTTTAAGTTCAGGCATGAACGCTTCACCAAGCGTTTGTAAAAAGACGATGAATGATTTTCTTAAGCGGTTTAACTGGAACGATAAGGTGTTTGCCATTTTGTTATAGGCTTCTTCGGTTGCACCTGCCGACTGTTGCATTGCCTTCACATCTTTTTGCAGTTCGGCATTGTTTGACGCAGCGGGAAGTACACCCATTAACGCACGGACGTTTGGAAACATCTTTGCTATTTCTTTTCCACTGCGTTCGCTAAGTTTTTTCAGGAATCCGGGAAGGCCACCCATTTGCTCAATAGCTTCTGGACTCATTGCCATTCCGAAGATTCTTTCAAACTCATCTGCCGATTGTTTCGCCGGTTTGAGCAGTGATGCCAATGCCTGCCGGATCGCGGTTACCGCCACCTCGGTCTGTACACCATTACGGGTCAACAAAGCAATCGTGGCAGTCACTTCCTCGAACGCAACCCCTACCTCCGCAGAAACCGCTGTCAGCTTTCCTAAGAACTGGGCAAGTTCGGCGAATGTGGTTTTACCTCGTTTAATGGTGGCAAACAGAATGTCGCTGACTCTGGTAGCTTCGCCTGCCGACATGTTATAGCTATTTAGCACGGTCGTAATTAAGTCAGCCGCTGTTGTCGTATCGCTTAACCCAGCAATAGCGGCTTTCGCTGATGCGTTAAGAACATGCAGTGCCTGGCTTGCGTCAATTGTTGCCGACAGGATTTGATACAGACCTTTGGCGAGCGTTTCGGTTGACTCGCCGAATCGCATACTCATACCTTGCACAGCCGATGAAAACTGTTTCATGTGTTGGCTTGGTTTATCGAGCATCGTGGAGACTTCGGCCATTTGCTTTTCAAACGCCGCAAACGCCCTCATCGCACCGATCATTGGCAAGCCAATTAAACCGGCCATTCCAGCCATCCGGCGGCTAAAGCGAGCCATTCGCCCTGCGAAGCGATTCATAGACCTCTGGACGGAGTTCAACCCCTTTTTGGTCATATCGCTGACGCCGAGTTCGACGTTCGCTTTACCAGCTCTGATGGTTTGTTCGCTTGCCATTTGTTCTACCTAGAATAACTTTTTCCGTGTTCAAAGGATGCGTCCCATGCACGTTGCCAGATAACGTCTTTGAATGACTGGCCTAAATTCGATTCATCTAAAAAGTCTGATAGCTTAAATAACGCTTCCCCGAAGGCTGGACGCATATATGGCCTTGCTTTGTACCGGACATTCTTTTGTTTCATATAACCTTTGAGGTTACTCAAAATTAACTGGCCAAATTCATTGCGCTCGTAAGCGACTTTGCGACTTGCTGTGCCGCCGTATTCAAGTAACTCAGCAATACCTTGAGCCGCTGGTATCGGTCCGATAACTACATTTAGTTTTTTTCTGTTTGTTGCAAACATAACGCCCTTACGAAGCAGCGGTAATTCGTGAGCAAATGGTGGATTGCCTGGCTTTGAGCGTGGATATGTTTCGTATGGCAGGTCAATTAGACCTTTTGGTGTGAACAGCTCCTGTTGAACAAAGGGCTGTGCTTTAGCGGCCTGCGACACGGTAACACGCCAGACTTTTTTCGGATCAACTCGTTTTTTTCGTCTATACCGCATACTGTTTTTAGCGGTTGTTCGTGTATAGCCACCGAACCGTTTCAGAACACGTTCTATTTGTTTGTCGAGCGAGTTTTGTTTTTTTGCAGTGTTTATCTCGACTTGGTTCATGCGAGACACTAGCTGAACACCGGAAGACCGCATAGATAGTCCAGGCGTACCACGAAAGGCTTTAGCGAGGTTGGCGTATTGACGATGTATAGCAGGGTCAAGTTTTACCAAGTTCAAATCCTTTTCGGTTGGGGTCGTTGGGCGGCAGAAACGCTTTTAAGGCTTCCACTCCGACGATTTGTTTTTTAGCCTTCTTCTGTTTTTGAACCTGCATAGGATGGAGTTCTTTCGGCGTAATTGCCCTCGATCCCTTTTTCCGGTTCTGGTTGATTGTCAGTGACATTAGGTTGGCTGTATGCCACCAATCTGCTTCAATCCTGGCGTGAGCCATCCAGCACAGTTCTCGCAATGTCAACGGGTGTGGATCGACACCTACGATTCCTGCAAGTTTGAAGACTTCAACCCAGAGATTGCTTCGTTGATTGCTTTCTTCTTTGACTGTTCCCTCTGATGATCTAGCTCCTTCTCGATCTTCTCGTCTTCGAGTAGATTCAGCATCTCGTCGTTCGTCTTGTCCATGTGACTGGTCGATTTCTCCCAAAGTCTGCGTATCCACATTCGCTTCTTCGGGTTCGGGAAAAAATCAATCAGTGCTTCCACCATTGCATTAATCCCCTCGAACAGGACATCGCCGTACAACGATTGACCGAACTCCACATCACTAATCTCGTTTTTGTCGGCCTGTGAGCTACACAGGATATACAGAACATCTACGCTCTTTACGATGTCCCCTGTTAAAAGAGTCAGCGTCTCGTGAACCTGCTCATCGAGCAAATCCACATCGAGACGCTGTTTAACCTCTTTAACCAGGTGAACCGTAAGTTGGACGTTCCATACCCGTCCTTCTGTATCCGTAAACTTTGACATTTTGCGCCCTTTCAGAAGTTGTTATGCGGTGTAGGTTGTCCACGCCGGTGCGGTGGAGTTGTAACTTGGTTGTAGTGTTACATCTACCATCACGGCTTCTTCGAGATTTTCAGGCATCGAGAAGTTTGTCACGTTCATAAACGCTACAAGACCCTGAGCCGAAGGATCACCGGATTCTGTTGGAATCGCGCCGTCTAAAACAGCGATCTTAATTTCACGGTCATCAGCATTAGACGCTAAGAAAGCCGTCTGCAATGCCGTAAAGTCAGCATCCGCAGTGTCGTAGACCATCTGGAAGGTAACTGTACCATCACGCAGCGTTGCCACGTTCTGACGCCAGCCGTTACCACCACGGGTGGTCACATCGGCTACACCCATCTCCATGTTCAAAGTAAGATCACGCACGTTGCCGATCTCATCCCATGTGCCGCTGTTGTCACGATACAGCTTGCACTCTAGTCCTAATTTGATTGCCACAAGTTCACCTATTTAATTTCTAAGTACGTTATGGAAAACACAGCGAGATATTCGTTGCGTTCGTTAAGTATTTCGAGATCGTACATAGAGGCCGTTTGCGCACCTGTGAAGACGGCGTTAGACATCTGGACACGATCAAGAGATTCGATCACCTCCTCGGCGAAGTACATTTCTGACGAAATATCAGGTTCTTTAGCGGGAGCAACCGGACAGCGAATCACCAGATTAAAGGTGTAGATGTACTGGTTGTCTTTGCGGTTAGCGAAGGTTATCGCTTTGCCTGCCGGGAACACTGATAGTTCAGCAGTTTGTAAATCTTCTCGTTCAAAATCTGGCAAATAGTCGAGAACGCATGAAAACGATTTGCTAAGTGATTGAGCATTGAGATGCGTGACAATCGCATTACCAATATCCGTTTCTCGTGCGTTAGGCATCAGGCTGTCTGCTTGGTATAAACTCGAAGAATCTTTCGGTAAGGGTCGGCATATTTGAAGTAACGGTTTCCGTTACTAAGAACGGGGTAGGTATACTCCACGCCTCCCACGGTTTCGGTGATAGTGTCACCTCGTTCTGGAAGCACCGCTTTGCCGCTGAGTACCAAGTCCTCGGCTGGAAACACAAAGTCACGACTTTCAATCGTTTCCATGTATCCGTCGCCCGAAGTTTGAACAAACTCCGTTGTGCCTGGCACGGCAGTAATAGAGACATTGCGTTCGCCACGGGCATAACGGATGGTTATGCCTGCGGCGAGTTGCAATGTTCTATAGCTTGCGGTTATTTCCGAAGCCAAAGCCATTAGCTGACCTCAGCTTCCGTGTCGCTAACAGCGTCCGATACGATGATCGGTACACCAAAAGACGACTCAGGGAACGGTGCTGGCGCACCAGTCGGATTCGTCGCAGTTCGGCTTCGTTGAAGCTGACCTAAACTACGTCTCGACATCACGAGCATGTTAGGTCCGCGACCGGCGGGGAACGTCTCAAGTAGTTGAGAAATCAAATCGTCGGTCAATCCTTTACCGGCGTCGTCGGTGATGTTACAGATTCGGCCTGCTGAGTAAGCTGATCCGTAGATCAAGCCACAGTAACCAGTAACAGGCGTCCAGTACGAACCGAAATGACCAGAGCTAGAACCCGCAGTACGGATAATGCTAGTATCTTTCGCTTCAATAACACCCTGATTACCCCACGCTAGTTGAACATCGTTCATTCCAGTGTTTATTGCCCAGACTGAACTACGGGTGTTTGATGTACCACCAGCCGAGATAACAGTAGCGTCTGCAACAGCGTTCAGTTCGTCGCCTAATGCGGAAAAACCGTTCGTGTTAGCACCATAAAGAACTTCCTGTTCAATCTTGAACATCATCGCTTCCATATGATTACGCATTTGGAGAGCAAGAAACGCTGCTGGTCCGAGGCGATAACCTTCGGCGGCGGCAATATCGACGTTAAAGCTGGCATCAGCGATAGCCAGATCGACAGTTACTTGTGTGTAATCTGCCACGTCGTTTTCAACACCGTCATTAAGCAGTCTGAAACCAACACTTGGATCAGCCGTCTTTTTGACGTATTTAAGTTGAGTTCCGTCAACGCTGAACGCACTTAAGCGGCGAATCATAGGTGCGCGATTGAGAACATCACTGACATCGAAAGATAAATCGCTTTCGTTGAAGGTGATGATCTCGGCACTTGTGTAATAATCGTCAGCCATTTTAGATTTACCTTTCTATCTATTTGTTAGCTAATTGTTTTTCAAAGCGGGCTGCGAAACCTGCCACGAAATCGTTGTTCACGCCGTTCTTCTTGTACTTTTCAACAAGTGCAAGTCGTTCGGCGTCTTCTGGGGTTACGCCTTCAGAAAAGCTAACAGGGTTAGCTTCGCCTTCAGCATTGGCATGAGCGAGTTCACGCAGGCGACCGGCTTCTTCAGCCAGACTTGCGTTGTCCTCTTTCAGTTGCGCGATTTGAAGTGCGTAACACTCGGCTTCGCTTTTGCCTTCGATAAACCACAAAGCTCCCTGATCTCCAAAGAGTTCGACAAATCGTTTACCTTCGGCGGCAGAGAGTTGTGCTTCTGCGGCTTCCTCAACGACTTCGGCTTCTTCGGATGATTCAGCGGCCTCTGGTTGTTCGACTTCTTCCACCTGATCTTCGACAGCTTCAGCTACGACAGCTTCTTCGTTTTCGACTTCAGGTGTGTTTTGGTCGTCACTCATAAGAGACTCCTCTAAAACATCTACTAAAATTTCGTTGCCGTTTGACAACACAACAGATTCGGTATTTTCATCAGCACCGTAGGGTGTGATGGCGACGCCCCGTAGCGGCCATGTGCGAATCACTGTCGCCGGTCCGCTAAATTGTTTTTCATTGACCGTAAACTCACCTTCAGTGGTAATGCGTTCGACGCTAATTCCGTCGCCACCAAAATTGATACTGGCTTGCCAGGGAATTCCAGCTTTGGCCTTACGCACGATCTCTGCACTGCGATCCTTTTTCGAGAAGCTCACGAGTTTCCCGCTGGCGACTAAGCCTTCAGGCTTCTGCTCAAAGCGGTCTAAGTAGCCAATGACTTCACCGTTGTCGTGATTGAAGTCGATTGGAATTTTCTCGGCCACACGCATCCCTGCAAAGTCATGAATGGTCTGATCTCCCCAATACCAATGCTCAATGGCCTGTGAGCTTCGTGCTAACAGGCTTACGTCGTAAAGGGTTGCTTCACCATCTTCCGACGAGCCTTCTGTGATAGAAATCTCCGTCGATTGGAGGTGCATAGCGTTTGCTGGTACTTGTTCTTTCATACTTCTTCCTCTTGGTCTTGCTCTGG